TAATCTCCACTAAATCCTACAGCTGGCAAGTCTCCTATCCTATATTCTGCACCTTGCGACCATACAATCTTCTCTGGCGCATGGTCATCGACCTCCATAACGACTAAATCTGATAAACGTAACGGAAATCTTTGCAAATCTGACAGGCTAGTGTCTAGTTGAAATTGCAAAACAAACTGTGATCGACCATAACTAGCTTCTCTTTCTAGTAAATCCATTTCAGAAAACCTATCAGGATCTGTAGGCATACCTTGTTTTTCTTTACATCCTTGCAAAATTACTTCTGCTAGGGCATCTCCATACTTTTCTGGTTTCTTAGGGTAACGACTTGTCCATATCCTGCAATCGTATCCTCTCATTCTTAGCTTGTTGTAGATACTTTCTTCTGTCTGTGGTGTACCTAAGAACAAAATATCTCCACCAGGTTTAAGAATAGCGTTAAACTCTCCAACACACGCCATAAGTTTCTCTCTCATGCCTACTGTCCAGGCTGTATTAGGTACTTCGCAGTCATCAGCCAGGATTAAATCGGCACGACTACCTGTTAACTGACCAAAAACACCCACACTTTTTACAGATGCCGATTGATCTGGTATAGCTGGCCTTACGTCAAATCTATTACTTGCAGATCGTTGCTCTTCTCTATCAGGTTCTAAACATTGCAGTATAGGCATCTCTCGAATAAGCCGTAAACAAAACTGCGCAAAATCATCAGCCCTAGTTTTACTAGCCGACACCACCATAATCTTTTTCTGTGGATCGTTTCTTAGCAGCCATAAGGTATAAGCTGCTGCCATCCAAGACTTACCTACACCACGAAACGCTTCGATAATCCTACGCTTCTGTCCATTCTGCATATACTCTGCAATATCTAGCTGTATTGGCGTTGGATTAGGCAGTTGTAAATGCTTCCATACGACAACTAAAAAATATCTAAAATCTTTATCAAACGGCTCTGGTAAACCTTCCCACTTCATGCAGATTTACGCTTAAATGCTACGACCTTATCTATATCAGGTAATGCTTTTGCTAGATCACTAATAGCACTACCTTCTGCTGGCTGTGCGGTTATCTGATTATCTTTTAAAAACTGTCTAATGACATTAAGATCAGCGACTGTCGCCTCTCCACTTTCTAACAAGGTAGCAAGATGACCAGCAAGATTTGCGTGTAGATTACTTAGCTGTTCTGTAATGTCTTTTGGTTTCATAATGTCTCCTAGTTCTGTAGGGAACTCAACCCACCACGGAAAGATCCCTAAGAGTGTTTGCATAGATAACACAAACATAATATAAACGATTATAAAAACTACTGCAATTACTGACTGTCCACTATAGAAGAAGAGATAATGATTAGTCAGGTGGAGTATATCTTAGATATATCTTAGATTTTAGTTAGAAAAATCTGAGGGGTTAACGTATATAGGTCGTTGCCTCTTCACCCCCCTAGGGGGTGTCCAAGATTTGTCCAAAAACAGTCCAGGGCTATGTACAGTCCTTGCAGTATCTAGGTTTTTAGTCCTTGCAGAACTGTCATAACGACAGTACTACAGGATTATTTTGTATTTTTGCCTGGTATCCTGGACTATTTTATATTTTGATTCAATAACTTTTGTAAGTCTAGCCGCCCATTAGTTGCAATTAGTCAAACAATGCTTTAGAATCTAAGAGGATTCTTTATAGAATCTTTCAACCTACCAGGAGAAACAATGGAAGCTTTAACAGCTGGCGCATTAAGACTATTAGAGGAGTATTGGAAGCCTCAATTAGGGGAACTAAAACAAGACTCTAACGGTTGCTATCTTATCCCAGGCTCAAGAGGTCTAGAACCTATGACCAATAAAGAATTAAATTCTTACGCCGTGTTTATGGGTTATTAATTATGAGATTTGATTTTAAATTTATGGGATTTAATCTTTTTATTATTCTTCTTTGTATGGTTCTTGGGACATGGGGAGATTATCCACCAGGAACAGAACCAACAAGAAATGTAAACCAAACTAATTTATTAACATGACCACCACAGCAAACAAAAAGATTGAGATGTACGCCAGAATTAAAAAACACGGAGAGGATATTAAAAAAATATTTTCTCTTCCTGCTGATACTGACCCTATCAAACTATGTAAGAAATTATATAAGTTTGAAAAGCAAGCCCAAGCAATACAAATGTTGCAATATAACGGCAACTATAAAGAGGCAGCATTTAGAGAAGGACAATTATTTGGGCGTTTAATGGTATTTCTATTAAAAGACCCAGATAATAAATTTAAAATCTTTCTAAATTATGACCCTAGAGGCTACGCCCTTAAAATCCCTGATGAAGTAGTTAAAGAAAAAAACTTAACTATTCACAAAGATTGGGGAGAGTTTGGAATACTTGCGCCTGACCTTAACGAATCTTGATTTTACCCTGGAGGCGTTCCAGCTGGTCGCCTCCCTGGTAGATTCTCTACCGTTTACAACCCACCACATAAAGGAGTTTTATCCGTGGCATTAACAAAGAAACAAGCCTTAATTATTTTTAAGGATTTATACAAAGATTTTCTAAAAGAAAAGCGTTTTGATTATGTCGCCAAGCGTGAAGCTTGGAACAACTGGACAGATGGACTTTGCAAGGATAGGCAAATTACAAGCTGGCAGTATGACAACTGGACACAGCCATTTTAAGGAGGTTAAGCAATGCACCAGGAATTAAAAGGCCGTGAATATTACAACGGCCACATTATGAACGACTCTTTTCGAGAGTGGTTAAAGTCCTGCCCGAAAGAATACACCTGGCAAATGAACCAGGTTACAAAAGACCGAGGCACTTACACATTTATTTTAGAGGAGGAGAATTAATGCTTAAACATTACATAGAAAATAAAGACCTTATCCCCGATTTATTAGATTATGGTTGGATGATTCGCAATGAGTCCTGGACTGATTGCCCTCCCTCGATACAAAAAAAGATAGAGGATGACCAACTAAAAAGTTATTTTATGGGCAACAATCCAAAATTACACGCCAAAAACCAGGAGGCGTTAAGAAAGTGACAACCTATCTAAATACAGAGGCAGAGCAGTTTCACGCTGCTCTTGCTCTTGCCGAGGATATGCCCAGAGAGTACAGAATACAACTGGCAGTCCTGCTTATGGCCGAGCAACTTTGCGCAGAAGATGTAAAGTTATTGGCTATGAGATTATTTAAACTTTATCAGCAATTAATTAAGGAGCAGAATCAATGAGCAAAGAAAAGTTAAAACCTTTTGAGGTTACTTTTAACCAGGTAGATCCAGAACACCCAAGCAATCCAGTTATGACAAGTAAAATTATTTACGGCACTGACATAGCTGACGCTTTATATGTGTTTTTAAATAACAGTCCTGCGTATGACATTAAAAAGATCCAGGAATTTAGTAATAAGAAATCAGGAGCTAGATTAAAATGGTGAGCGCAGATCAACAAATTTATTTATTAGTTAAAAAGAAACCGAATAAAGCACACGCCAACAACCAGGGCAACGTGCTTTATTTTTATTCTGACTCAGGAACCTGGATAAGTTCGAGCTATAGCTACATACCATCAGGCGCTACACATTGGATGATGTTACCTGACAGTCCTGCGCCAGTGAAAACCCCAGAAGAAGTGCAAGATGAAGCCTTTAATGCCTGGCTGAAAGAAAAATATGTGGATGTAGTTGTTAGAACTGCAATGTATCCTACGTTAAAAGAAATCTTTTTATTAGGGGTAAAGCATGGAAGCAACTAAACCTGAGAGTACAAAGATACAAACAACTCTCAACGTGGAGGCGCATCGAAGAGTCAAGGCACTTGCCAAGGTAACAGGCAAGTCGGATAGCGAAGTCGTTAACTACATTACGCAGTCCTGGATGGTCGATAACTTTGATAAGGAGTATGATTTTTGGGCAGCGAAAATACCCGAACAGAAGTAGACCAGGACAATCTTGAAAGAGAAATGCTAACCCTAGGCTGCGATAGGGTTAGAGTCCTGGGCAACCGACAAAAGAAAAACAAGATGGAGTCTCTTTCTAAATGGGGGGAGGCTCTATCTGCGCATGGATGCAATGAAATAGTCCTGCACTTGCGAGCTATCCGCAAGAAGATAGAGAAGGGAGCAGCTGGTAAAAACTTTGCTAGTCTTACGCCACTTACATATCTACCAGCGCAGCAAGTAGCTGCGTGCGGAGTAAGAACTGTGATAGATAGCCTTAGTGCCAACCCTACGCTGCACTCTGTTGCTACTGATATTGCAGATAAATTATGGATAGAGACTATGCTCGATAGGGCAAGCCTCCTAGAATTAAAGAACTTTAGGCGTGG